CAAAATCATCACCAATCTTGCGCATCTTTGGAGTTGGCTTAATCTTAGGTGTATTAATTTCTTGTGTCTCTTGACTTACTTCTTCATTGGATTCATTTGATACTGGGGTTGATTCATCACTCATAATTATTGTCCTTTTTGTGGCATTGAAGCCTCGTGTTGATTAAATGCTTGTTGTGTTTGCTCCGGGGCACCTTGAGGAATGTTAGGCACATTCTGACCATTCACCTGTCCTTGAGGACCTGGAGGTGGAGGCATTGGTTGTGGAGGTGGTAGAGGTTGTCCAGATAAGGCTGCTGCTAAATCTGGCGGAACTTGTTTCATCAAGTTCATATGCTCTTGAATATGAGCTAGTCCAATTTCAAGTAACTGAGGATTGTTACGTGCTTCAGGTGAGCTAAATACTTTCTTGTGATTTAAGATGTGTTCAGAGTGATTATCAAAGATTAGGGCTTGAGGAGCCTCTCCACGCTTAATCTGCTCATTCTCATCTCTAATTAACAAACCATCTGAGAATTCATCTTCTATAGCTTGGTCTAAGTTTCCTGTAGCTAAGAATGCTACAATAACTCTAGGGTCTTTTACCGCTCCCATCTTCATCATATCTGTAAGGAGTTCTCTACGACCTGCAAGTGATTGAGTAAGTGGATTACCTAAATCTACTGAGATTCGTTCAATATCTATCAAATCTTGAGATTTAAACTTCTTAATCTGACCTTTCTTTGAGCTACCAGTGATATACGCAGTCATTTCTACTGAAGCAAACTTCTGGATGTTATTAACAAGGCAAGTTGCTACTTCTGAGGCTAACGCTGCATAATTCTTCTGTAAGTCAGAAATAAACTGAAGAGCTGTTGCTATATAAAGAGCTTGACCACCAGATGTTTTAACCGAAGCATTACCAGCTCCTCTTGCAATATCGTTGATACCTGAGAGGAGTTGTTGATGTTGTACGATTAAATCAATCATCTTAAAGTTTTCAGCACTGGAACCTGTTAAGTTTAAGGCTTGAGGAGGACTTGCTGATGTTACTAAGGTTTGACCATCAGACAATTTACGAGTAGTTAAGTTAGGGTCTGATGAGTAGATTAGTTGAACTGTATTGTTTAGGTTGTTAGTTAGAGTTCCTGATAGGATTTGATTTAAAGCTTCTTGTAGCGGAAGTAGGTCTATAGCTGGACTATCAGCAAACGATGTAGAAAGGACAGAACCTGCCTTCAAATTGAATAGAGGAATCTTTTCATACTTTAGCTGTCCATCTGCTACAACTTGATTAGCAATGACTTCTGTGTGTCGTCCGTACGGCATTGACGGTGTTCTGGCGTGATAAAGGATATACTTATAGCAATAGTCATCATCTTGATTACTCTGTGAACTTTGATAATTGAGGTCAGTTGCATCATAGCTTATTGAGCTACTGAGAATCTCACTTTCAAATTCTGGATGTAGCGTGGCTTCATCATATTTGTTCACCTTCTGACGGAGAATCACCCAAGGAGAATTTACATCTGTAGTGCTTCTTGCAACATCAAACGGACTATATGTTTTAAAGGTTTGGTCACCAGTCTTAATAATCTGCTGACCATCAGTAGTTAATTCGTAACCTTCAGATAGACTCCATTCACAATGAACCCAAGATTCCAGCATAACCAGAGACATCAGAACTGCCTCAGATAATGTAGCTGACATAGATTTTTCATCTGAATAGTACTCTACAATGCCTTTTGCTAAGTCAGATTCTACTTGGGATTTAGTATCGCTAGATTTTGCTCTTGGTTGGAAGGCAACTTTGTTTTCGGTACATAGTACGTGGAGTCGTTTGATTAGTGATTTGAAGTGATTAACATTAATCTGAGCGACTTCATTAGAGTCTCTAGTGATGCGTAGAGTGCCATCATTATCAAAGCCGTAGAATCTATTATAACTAGTTTGAATTCGGTCTGAATAGCCTGTTACTGTCATCCAAGCCTTATATTCGTTGTATTTCTCATCTATCTTTGATGCTATTTCACTAATTTTAGCCTGTCCAAAGTAGAGTGATTTCTTATCTGTTTCCATTGTAGGTAACTCCTTTTATATGCTGTATATGTGGTGCTGGTTGTTCTATTCTAAAGATATGCTCACGATGCGGCTTCGGTCTAAGGTCAGTAACTTTATCAACGCCTCTTAGAGCATAAATTGCTGCTGCTACGGCATCACAATGTCCAAGAGCATCTGAACGCTCATAATCGCTTCGCTGTCTATTAAGTAGACCACCTTCAAGTGTTCTAATTAGAATTCGACAATCCGAGTTAATTGCGACTTTGTTATTGTGGAATGCATTACTAAGAAGAAGTAATCCAGCAGCGAAGTCATCTTTTTGAGGGAATGCAGCTGGAAGTCCTAGTGAAGAGTAATCTATTAAAAGTTGTCCTGGAGCATCTAGAGTAAGTGTAAGACCTGCCCATCTATCTTTAACTTGTTCAATTATTGTTGATGTTGGAGTTCCTGGATTAAAATATAGTTCTGACTTGAATATTATTAATCCTGAAATATGCTCATATCCAACTTCAAGGAAAACAGACTTGTCTCGAATTCCTCCTGCATCACCAAAGAGCATCCATTTAATTGGATAGTCAGGATTCAGATTCTGTACATGAATATCAGGTCTAAAGGTTGGGCAAATACTTCTATTCGCATCTACCATAATCTTACAGAAGAACTCACGCTGTGCTGTTGCTGAGAATTCTCCTCCTACTTCATCTAAAAGTCTTTGCCTCTCTATGGCTGGGAGGTCACTAATATCGTCTATGGTTAGTTCAATATAAGAACTTCTCTCTTTAGCTTTGGGAACTAACTCTGCTGCCCAAAAGTGTTCTGGCGATTCAGGTGGAGTACTTGGAAAGATGAGTTTAAATTTACGCTTCATTGTTGCTGGAATAATTACTGATTTATATAGGTATTCCAGCTTACTAACGAATCCTGCTTCATCTATAACCAGGATATCTATATTGTTGCCCCGAAGAGCATTGGCGTTCTTATCAAGTCCTATCAATTTTATTACGGAGCCATTTTGAAAGTGATATTCTTTCTTGGTACTCTTCCAAGTTGGTCTGAGTGAGTTTGGACAATCCACTAATACCCACTCGAATATTGGATTAATGAAGTTCTCGAGGTCAGTAAGGAAGGCAGTTGCATACCTTATGTTTTGTTTCTTCTGAAGGGCTTGCTCTACGCAGAATAGAGCACAAGTTGTAGATTTACCAAATCTTCTACTAATATTAAAGACCGCCAATTCTGTAGGTGCCTCTTCTAATAGATTGCGAAGTTTCTTCTGTTCGGGACGTAACTTCCAACTTAATACTCCTTGACTCCACAACTGACGAATTGCATCATTCTTCTTACTCATTCAGATTCAGCAAGTCTAAGTAATTCTTCAGTACTCTTCTTTGATTTTAGTGGAACTAAATTGTCATCTAACTGGAGTAATTGAGTGGATTTTGATAGTGTTTCGAACAAATCCTTCTCACTTCGGTCGAATAATCGCTCTTGAGCTATAACTGCAAGTTTATCGAGTTGATGCTTGAGGATAGTTTCAAGACTCTCTTTGGCTGGATTGACACGTATTCTTCTAGCCATTATCGTATCAAATTCTTAAGACTAAAATTTGCGTTGAGAGTTTTAATATCTTCTATAACTTTAGCTAAACCTTGTTGGTCAGCCACTTGCTTTTCAGTTACAGCGATATCTTGTGCTTTAGACTTGTGATTAGCGAATTTCTTACCGTTATAATTGGCAAGAGCGAGAGTGAGAATACCTATAGTATAAAAGTCGGCAGCGAAGAACGCCAACCTTACTATAGCTACCATTAATAGAATTGATGTGAGTGATAGTGTTTCATCTTTGTCGAAGATTCTTAGTTGAATGAGTAGTAGGACTATATTATCTCTCATAGAATCACCGTGCTTTTTTCTTGTGTCATTGCTACCTTCCAAAGTCTTCGTTGACAATTTCCAATAGCAACTTGAGATAAGTCTGGGGCACGATTCAAGCTTGTTACTGAAACAACCACTCCATCTACGATTTCAATTTCCAAAGCTTCATATAATAGGTGAGATTCCTTAACAACTGTGAAGAATGTTCCTGTTACAGCGATGGTTGGGA